ATCTACTTTAACTAAGACTTTGCAGGTGTTTGGCGTAGCTATGGCAATTACGCCTAACAGCTGGAAAACGACACTAACCACACTAGAGCCGATAATAGATGGCTTTATACTAGACTCTGCTATATACGGCCTGCTAGACACAGGCGTTTTAGCCTACTAAGGGGGTAACAATGGCAGCGGGCTTAGGATTTAAGACCTTTACTACAGGTGAGGTTTTAACAGCCGCGGACGTAAACGGCTATTTAATGCAAGGTGTATTAGTTTTTGCAAGTGCAGCGGCTAGAGATGCAGCGATAACTGCACCGCAAGAAGGCCAAGCGTGTTATCTGAAAGATACAAACGCCGTACTCACATACTCTGGCAGCGCGTGGGTAGCTGTAGGCGGTAGCTCACCTTTAACTACTAAAGGCGATTTATACACCTTCAGTACAAGCGATACACGATTAGGCGTAGGTGCTAATAACACAGTTTTAACAGCAGACTCTGCTGAAGCTACAGGATTAAAGTGGGCTGCCCCTGCTTCTCCAACTGTAACTTTTGCTGGTTGCTCTTTGTTTAATAGCGCAGTAATTAGCACTAGCAACGATACCTATACCACAATGACTTTTAATTCTGAAAACTTTGATACAGACTCGTATCATTCAACTTCAAGCAATACTTCAAGAATTACCATACCAGCAGGTAAAGGTGGCAAATATTTATTCTATGGCAATATAGCTTTTTCAGGCTCGGCTGCTGGCGTAAGAACCGCGGCTCTTTATAAAAATAACACAACTTATCTGTTTTTTAACACAAAAGAGCCGGGAGCAACCTACGAAGGTTCAGCAGAAATTACTTTAATTGTTGATGCGGTAGCAACTGATTTTTTTGAATTACTAGTAAGACAAGACAGCGGCGGTAGCCTTAACACAGGCAGCGGCACAACTTTAACTGTTTTTTCCTGCGCTTATTTAGGAGCATAAAATGGCAACTTTTAACAAACCCAAAAATCTAAATGGTGCTGAATTATTAGCAGAATTGAAAGCTGTTGGTTTAGATGTTAACTTAATTAGAGATAATTCTGATGGCACTATTTCATTTGAAGTAAATAATGAAGAACTTGCTAGTGAAATTGTCTTAGCCCATAACGGAGCAACTGTTGCACCTGAGCTAACTATTGAACAAAAGTTAGCAAGCGTAGGGCTTAGCCTGCCTGACTTGAAGGCAGCGCTAGGGCTATAGCATAATATTAAGGGATTATTCAAAAATAAACTATGACGTTAACAAGTTATAACGGCTGGCCTGCCAGTAAAAACCCGGCAGAAATTGGCATAAAAAGTTATGCAGTACCCGGCACTAACAGAAAACTTAGATGCGCTGAGGCTGTAGCACCTTTGCTAGTAGGTTTTGCCGCTGAGTTCCACGCGCTAATAGAGCCAATAGATGAAGGCGCTCAAGATGAGTGGGGCTATGCGTTTCGTATGGTACGCGGCAGCACAGACCGCCTAAGCTGCCATAGCAGCGGTACAGCTATAGATTTAAACGCGACTAAACACCCGCTAGCAGCTGTGGGTACGTTTCCAGCCGATAAAGTGCCAATGCTTAGAGCGCTAGCTAAAAAGTATGGCCTAACGTGGGGCGGGGATTACCGTAACCGTAAAGATGAAATGCACTTTGAAATAAGCGTAAATGCTAAAAAAGCCGCTAAGATAATCCTAAAGTTAGGGGTAACAAATGCCAATTAGCACGCAGGTAACTATAACTACAACCGCTAGCATTATTGTATCTGCCAATTCTTACAAAAATATTTATTTACATAATTTAGGCGGTGGAGCTATTTACTTAGGCGGGTCAAACGTAACTACTAGCAACGGCTATAAGCTAGATAACGGCGATAAATTAACTCTTATTATTGGGGATACAGAGGCATTATATGGCGTTGCTGCTAACGGTACTCATACGTTAGCGGTACTTGCACAAAAATAACTAAGGGGCATTTAGGAGCAAAAATGGACAAGAAAAAACTAGAGGCGGCTGCGTGGAGCTATGGGCGCGCCGCGCTAGCAAGCGTTGCAGCTCTATACCTATCCGGCATTACAGACCCTAAAGTATTGGCTAACGCCTTTATCGCAGGTTTGATAGGCCCATTAATTAAAGCATTACAGCCTAACGAAAAGCAATTTGGACTAGGCGCTAAGTAATGAGCCAAGCCCAAACCCTATTAGCTTTAGCGCTAGGACTTTGTAGCCTTGCAGCGGTAGGGGTTGGGCTGGTACGCCATTTAGTAAAGCATTATTTAAGTGAGTTGCTACCAGACGGTAACGGCGGGCATAATCTTAGAGGCCGGGTTGAGCGTATAGAGGGCCAAGTAGACCGCATTTATGAAATGTTGCTACAGGACAAATTAAGCCGCTAGCGTGTCGCGTTGCCTTATGTCGGTGTTAGGGCTCATACTTTTACTACACGCTGAGAGGGCTACTTAGTGTAGTAGTTTTATCAGCCTTAACAAAGGGTGATTTATGTTAGCTGATTTAGCAGTAATTACATTAACAGTACTAATAGTAGGGCTATTTATGTTAGCGGCCTACCGTACGGGATACCGTGAGGGCCACGGTGACGGCTACCTAAGAGGGCGCAATATAGCTAAGGCGCTTAAAGAGGTGACTAAATGAGCTTTTTAGACGGCTATGAAGATGTAAACGCGCGGATTAAAAGAGCGCGGGCTGAGTTTCCCGGGTTACGCTTAGTAGCCTACATAGAAGATATAGACCTAAAAAACGGTTATATCTTAATTAGAGCCGAGGCTTATAAAAACTATGAAGATGATAAACCAAGCGCTGTAGATTATGCGCTAGAGGTGAGGTCAGACCGCGGCGTAAACGCTAATTTTTGGGTAGAAAATTGCGTTACCTCTGCCTATGGGCGTGTTATTGGCTTGCTAAGCCCGGGCGGTGTTGGTAGGCCTACAAGGCAAGATATGGAGAAGGTAGAGGCTATCCAAGCCCCATTACAGACACGCGGCGCAGGCGGTGCAGTACCAAGCGCGGCAGAGTCAATAAGCGCTCTAAAGGCCAAACTAGGCGCAGAGCCAATGCCAGAGCCGCCAATATGTAAACACGGGCATAGAGTGCTAATTGAGGGCACGTCAAATAAAACTAATAAACCATACAAAGGCTATTTATGCCCCGACAAGGTAAAAGCTAATCAATGTGAGCCTGTATGGCTAAGGCAGTATGGCGATAAATGGCTAAGGCCAGATGACCACGCAGAGGTTTTATTAGAGGCCGGGCGTAACTTAGACCCAATAGCAGAGCGTGAGCCTGTACCAGATGAGCTGTTAAGTGATACTGAAAGGGCTGCCCGTGATACCAATTAAGGGCGGTTATACAAGTACTAAACACGAACAATTACTAGCCAATTATCTAATTACTTGCTACCCGTGGGTACTTACACCTACCCCGGCGTTTTATGTAAGTGATTACCACATAAACGAACGGGATTTAGGCGGGCGGTCTAATTACATAGGTGATTTAGAGCTACGTTGGCTTAATCAACCTAGTAGCGACCCTGTGTTGTTTGACTATTCTAAAATACAAATGCTAAGTGTTATGCCCATTTTCAAAGATTTACCTACAGCGTATCACCGGGTTTGTTTTAGATTTACAGACGGTTTATTAATGCTGCCTATACCTGCATTATTGGATTTAGAGCCATTTTTGTATAAAAAGCCCGGTGAAGAAGGCACAGAAAGAACTAAGTTAAAAGTAATGATAGAAAGAAAAAACTATAACCCGGCTTGCTTTAAGCCCGTTATCATAGGTTAGAAAGGTGCTAAAAACTATGCTTTATATTGAGGCTAACTGCCGCCAATGCAAGACCGTAACGCTACAGCTAGAGCGCGTAGTATCTGAGTACCTGTCACCTAACGTTAAATGCCTACAATGCACACGGTGTGGGCTGCTAGATATAACGTTGGTAGACGTGGCAACAGCCCGGCAGGTACGCAATTAAGTTATCCACAGGGTGTAAAAAGCTGTGGACAACACGCCCAAGCCCCGCTCAAGTTATCCACAATATTGCTTTACACTTGACTTATCGGGTACGCTGTCTGCGCGGAACGCAAGCCCCGAAGGGCGCTAGCTTGCGAACGCTGCGACAGCTAGGGCTACAGTTATGCCTATGTATAGGCTTGCTATCTTTACAGACATTACCCGTAAAGGCTGATATAAACGCTATAGATGCTTATAAAATATATGCTCATATAAAAATAGGCTCATATAAAGAGTTTAAATGTATTGAGAAGCTGTGGACTAAAGAAAGTAATTGGCGGCCTGAAGCTAAAAATCCAAACTCTACAGCTTATGGCATACCACAGCTATTACAGATGAAAGAAACAAACCCTTATAAACAGATAGACTTAGGGCTAAAGTACATAGATAACCATAGGATTTATAAAGGTGATGCGTGTAAAGCCTTAGCTCATCATAAGAAACGGGGTTGGTACTAATGGCTAAACGCGGTGACCCTAGATTAAACAGGGCTTATAGGTATAAGTTTAGAAACCAAGTCTTAGCTAGAGATAGCTACACTTGTTATTATTGTGGGGCAGATGCAGACCAAGTAGACCACGTAATACCTGTTAGTAAAGCCCCAGAGCTAGTACTTAGCTTTGATAACGCGGTGGCCTGTTGCAAGCGCTGTAACGTATCTAAGGGCAATAAGTCACAGGGCGTTTTTTTAGCCAAGACGGCTACCCCCCCTGTCTTTTCTGGCAATATATCCCCGAAAACCGCTGTAATGACCCAGAGCGGGCCCTGTTTGGGCCAGCCTGCTCAGCCTTTAAACTAATGAGTACCAAACCTAAACAGACCTTACGGGGGCTAGTGCAACCGCGGTTACATAACGTTTTGTTATCAGGGCCTACTAGGGGCGGTGAGGTTGCAGAGGTTGCCGAGCGTATCGGTTTGCCGCTTTTACCGTGGCAGCGCTTCGTATTAGATGATATGCTTACAATAGATAAAAATAAACAGTTTATTAGACGTACAAACTTAGCAATATGCGCCCGGCAAAACGGTAAGACTCATCTAGCGCGTATGCGTATCTTAGCTGGCCTGTTTTTGTTTAATGAGCGTAACCACATAGTAATAAGCTCTGCTAGGTCTATGGCCCTTA